TACCCTTGCTTGCGTAACCAGCATTCGCAAGTGCTCTGCCGATCGCGCTAGTTTCACAGTTTTCCAATGCGCTAGTTGCATTAACGCCTCGACTGCTAATCGTTTCCTCAGCGAGCCCGCTGGCGAACGGCGTGCTATCAGCGAAAGTACGATAAAGCCATGCTTTAACAATGTATCTGTCATTCTGGAAACTCACTAACTCCGTTTCAACGCGGAAATCTGGGAAGTCCTTGATGAACTTCTCTAGTCTTACTTCTACTGTTTCGTAATCATCTAGATTAAACATAAAGTTCATCTGCCTCTGTTTGTAGTTGGACTGCTATCGCCAAATAGGCTATTGCATCGATGTAAGAATCTGTGTGGCTTGGGGTTTCTGTGATTCTTGCGAGCTTGACTTCGACCATTGCAAGAGCAGCTTGTGCGTCTGTGATTGGGTAATCAAGTAAACAGGATAACCTCGCAGCGATGCGACCTTGATTGATTTTCGGATGACCGTAGACCTTGCCACGATCTTGCATAATGTCGATTGCATTGATGAGTGCCTCTGTTGCTTTCATCGACCCACCTGCTCGTAATACTTTCGGACGGCTGTGCGACCGTCCACTAGCCCTTGATCGTAACCAACCTCTTGACCTAATCTAAAGGAGAAGTAAGAGATTAAGCCAACACCTGCAATCATCAGAATCGTTAATGAATTGATAATCATTTTGCCCTTTCTTGCCCCGTATTTCGGGAACAGGAAGAGTGTTGCACAGCTAGTGGGATTTATTCAGTAGATTTTGATAACGAAATGGTAACAATTCTGAGTCATCCATCTGGTCGTCAATGTCACGAATTACATCGTTACCGAGCGCGCCCGTATCTCTTACCTGACACAACGAAAGTACCGTCCTTCTCTAGGTTAATGATGCTGACCTGCACGTTTGTCCCGATTTCCTCAATAATGATAAACGCCTGTTGCCAGTTCATTGTGCCTTTAGTGTAATGAGCCTGTCGGACATCCATGAGATGCCCACCTTCCCAGCCTCTCAGGATACGCCCTATTTTGCCCCCTGAAGCCTCTGTAAAGGCTGATTGACCTGCTCTGTGAGTGTGTCCACATATAACGCTAATACCATGCCTACGAGCCGCCTCAAGGGCTGTAAGACCAGGTGTGGGCTTGACTGACTGTTCGTCACCATGTAGGGCAATAATGCCTCTAGCGACCGCGTAGGGCTTCTTATGATAGGTAATGCCTAGTTCATCCAGCTTCATAAACTTCTCAAAGCGCAACTCAGGCAATGCTAAGAAAGCTGGAATCTTTTTCATAATGACATTGTAAAGACGGTCTGTGTGATTGCTACGGATCATGTGAGCATCTTTGGTGTGCTCCACTAATGACCAAAGAACTTCGACTGCTTCATCTCTGTCAGCAGCTAGTGTTTGTTCGTACCATCCTGGAGTGTTTTCTGTCCATCGGGAAATCTGTGGTAAGTCGATTTCATCACCGAGAGTGACGACAGAATCGGGGCGTACAGCTTTAATATACGCTGCAACATTTTTTACTGCTACTGGATCGTGATAGGGAACTTGTAAGTCTGGAACTACAACAGTTCTTTTCATTCATCCTCATCGTCATACCAGTCTGGCTCTGGGATATTTGGGTTAATTGGAGTAGGCAGAATCCAGTCCGGATACGCGTTTTTTTCTGTAATTATGCCAAGTGCCAAATCAACTGGGAAGCCTGCTCTGCGTAATGCACGATACATTTCATGTACGCCAATAGCCCACGCATCTAGTTTGGAATATCCTTCATCCACTAGCTTCTTAGTTGCTTTTCTTGCCATGTGTAAATTGTCACCTCTCCAATAAAGAAATGATTGTTTCGACACGCCCTTCAAGTCGATTCAATCTGTCATTCATTGATGAACCACCGTTAGGTTTTAGTTCATTCAAGTAATGCTTCACTAGCCAGCGGACTGATCCTGCAAAGCCTGTGACGATTGAGATAACTGCAACTGCAAGAGCCGCCCAGTTAAGGGCGGTCATTATGCGATTTGCTCGTCTGTAGGGTCAAGGTACTTGACAACAGGAGCTACTAAAGCAGAAGCAAGGACTGCATATTCCGGACGAATGTCTGCAACTAATGCAAGTCCCAAAGTAATTGCTGAAATAGCAACTGCTTTTAAGTAAGACTTAATTGCATTCTTTGTGTTTTTTGATACTTTCATCTGTCTGCTCCTAGCATCGGGATATCAAACCAGCTACCGTTCTGGTCGCCTTCTTTAGTGAATGAAATATGGATGTGATGATCGTGGCGGTTAATCCCATCGTAAGGACGCCAACGCCAAGACTTCTTAGCTGATGCGATTTTGCCTGCATAGATAACATATGAGATTCGCTTATCTCCTGCTTTGGCACATAGGCGTATTTGGTCGGCAAGATAAGCACCTGTGCTGGGGCGTGAGTCGAAGTCCTTATCCACATCAATAGCCCTGACGATTCCGTTAGACGGATCGGGATTGTGGTCACTCTTACGATTGGAGTGCTTGGCATCGCCTATCCAACCATCGGACTTTCTATCGCGGTCAGGAAATGAATCATCAATCTGCTCACGAAGTTGCTGCCCTGCTTTACAGAGTAGAGGCTTCATTTTGCTTTGCAATCATTTCATCATAGGTTGATTTAAGCATTGAAACCCAAGTGCCGTCATCTTTTGTAATAAAGGCGTGAATAAATGTTTCGCCTAAACTTTCCACTTCAATAAATTCTACTTTATCCATTCTACAACTCCGCACTAAAGCCAATAAAGGCTGTTGATAAATTATTGTTGATAAGTGCAACAGGTCTGTAAGTTGTTAAACCACTTGCAACACTTATAGTAAGTGAAAAACAATTTGGAACAGGTCTGTCAAATCCCAGTGCTGTTGCAGCAGTAACACTTACTCCATCATAAATAGCATAATTTGATGCAGTTCCAGTACCGTCTATTGCGTAAGGAATTATGCGCATTGTCACAGGCGGAACTACTATAATAAAAGCATTGTTTCCTGATTTGGCAAGACCGTTTCCATACGATGAATAAATATCTCCTGCGCCAGTTCTCCAGTAATACCTTTGGCAAGCTGCCAATTCGCCTTGAATAGTTCCTGTTGCAGTTTGGAAGGCTGTGGCTGTTGAGCCTGCTTCTAGTTGCACTCCCCATATATCTAAATCAACAGCGGATGCTGTTACGTTAATAATTGCAGCATTGAGGTAAGAACTTGTGCCAATAGTTTTACCTGAGATAGAGGCAAGGGTAAAGGTCTTGGAATATCGAACCCATGAAGTAGTAGAGGTAAAATCTGTCGCTGTGTTATCAACACTTGCAGAGCCACCTGAACCAAAGTTCTGTGAAAGTCTAAGTCTGATAGTTGTTGCCGCGCTGCTCTTCAGCCAAAACGAAAACGTAACTGTTTGGCCTGCAAAGGTCTGTACGTTTTCTATTCTTTGGTCTAGTGAGAAGTAAGAGCCACCAGCGCTTTTAGCATTTCTAAAAAAGTATTGACCCTCATACCCTGCTACTGGTGCAGCGCCGGGTGTAAAGGTTTGTCTAGACTGTGTAAAGGTTGCATCACTAACACCAATAAATCTATCTGCGCTGTAAAGAGTTGCGTTAGTAGCAGTGAAAGATGTGCCACGCTGCCAGACTCCGTAATCTCCGTTAATTATTTTATTAACGCCTGCTGCTTTGCCTGTTGGTACATAGGCATTAACTGTGCCATTTGTATCATTAACATCCGATGCGGAATAGACATCTCCATCCGCATAGGTCGTTTTAAGTGGAAGTCCGACAGCCATTAGCACACCTCTTTCATAGGGTCAATTCTAGTACATAACATCGAGCAAAGCCTCCTGCGTGGCGATAGTTGTAGTCCATGTGTTAGGGGTGATGTTGTGAGCAATACCCTGCACTTGGAGCTTCTTCTGGATAGTTGATCCACCAGGTTGCTCATTGGTAATGTCTACTGTGTCAAAAAAATCTAGGTTTAGGGCTGCTGTAACTCCAGCAGTATAGGAAGGAGTTACTAAGTCCAGAGTGATTGTTTCAATGCGAATAGAAGTTTCTTTACGGCTAGTGACATAGGCTGTTGCTAGGGCTAGAGCGTTGGCATCTGTCTGCATGAGCATATCTGTAGCTGTGATAGATCGTGTAAAGTATTGAGCAATAGATGTGGCATCTGAATAAGTCTGGGCTGTGCCACCGATACGGGTTACGGTTGCCTTGTTCACGATTGTCTTGTCATCAAGTGCAAAGGTAATGCCTGCATAGTTAATCCCTGTGCCATTTTGGTTAAATACTGTTGGGCTAGCAGCTTGTGCATCGTAGACGAACTGTCGACCCTTGAAGGTTGCTACGCCGTTTTCATCGATGTAGAACGCGCCCTGCTCTGTGAACTCAGCAGTCTGAATAGCTTCTAAGACTGTGCGAGTTGTTCCAGGGTCTGCCACGCAAGTTGTAGCACCTGTGCCAATGCTAGTAAAAGCAGGCGGCCAGGCAATCATTGTCAAGATAGATTGAACGCGCTGTGCAGTTGTCTGCCCTGCTGTGCCACCTGTAACGGTTGTGACATTGGAGTTATACATCAAGCGGAATGCATCGTAGACGACAAAAGTAACGTAACCCGTTTCCTGCCCAGTCGGATAGGTATAGCGATATTCGGTGATATAACCGCCAAATAAGCCATAAGTAACTCCGCCATAGATAGCAGATGCCTGTATCTTCCTAAGTGGCTGTAATAGCCCGTAATAGGGGCTAGAAGTGTTCTGTGGGTTGAAGTCACCGTTTGGATCAACAACTCTGATGGTTGCCTGACCGGACTCGTAATTATCCTGCAAAAGGTTGCGCCCTCTACGAGTCGAGATGTTTGTGGTCTGAGCAGAAACATCGACAATGACAGGAACGCTAGATGCAAGTTCAGCAAAGCCCAACTGTGAAGTACCCAAGATAAACGGATTACCGAATGATGCTCCACCCGATAGATTTATCTTGACAACAAGGGTTGCTGGTAATGCCATTATCTGTACGCAGTCGTATAGGAGATTGGGATTCCAGAAGCCTGATTGTTATAGATGCCTTGAGTAATGGCATTGACTAGATCGCGCTCAGTAGTAACTGAGCCTTGCACATTTACTGAAATGTTTGTTGTGCGAGATTCAGCAGCTCTAAATGTTCCTGCACCAAAGTCCATAGACAAGGCTGTGTTAGGAATGCCACCAGATACCGCTGTTGGGTCATTGGTCATAAATGTTGATGTGCCTGCTGTAACTGGAGTGTTGCCAGTCAAAGCCTGTAGCTGTGCTAATTCGTTTTGAACCTTGTCGAGTAATGCTCGAATGGCTGCAAGAATGGCTTGACGAAATGCCTCTAGAGCATCGGTTGCTTTATTGGCATTCATAATTTGACCAGCAAGAGCAGCGTTCTGATCCTTGATAGCAATGAGAGATAAAAGGCGCATCTTTGTTTCACCATCAGTTGCCTGATTCATAGCAGCAAATAAGCCAATGCGCTCTACATCAAACTTCTTCTCTAATTCTAGAAGGGCTAACTGATCGCCTGTGAGAACAAGTTTTCTAGCAGTATTGTCGTTATCAATCTTAGATAAAGTGTTCTTGGACTTTTGAAGTCTAATTGCATCAGCGTTGGCTTTATCGATGGCTTTGCGTTGTCCAGGCGATTGCTGTGGAGTACCTGCTGAACGAGCTTTGCTAGATGCACCTAATCTTGAAAGAAGTCCAATGCCTGAAATCTGAGTACCAGCAGCTAAAACATCACCAATGAATCCTGCACCTGGTATAGACTTGATTGCCTTTGTAAGAACACCAATGCCATAGATTGCATTACCAATTTGAGTGGCAAAACTTTCCATTGCGGTTGTTGCTCCGCCAATACCTTCGTCTCCTGCAACCATCTGCATAGCATCAAGAAGGTCTTTGCCGATAATCTCTTTGGCGTTATTAGATGCAACTGTGAGTTTAGCGATTGCTCCTGAGTAGCCTTCAGCTGCGGCTAAAGCCTGACCAGAGAACTTCTTTGTTAGTTCGCTAGTAATTAAATCTAAGTCACCAGATGCGAGAGTGGCTTTAGATAAGCCTGCACCTAGACGGCTAAGGGCTGTTGTTTGACCGCCATAAGCCTTTGCGAGTGCCATAGATACGGCACCTAAGTCTTTGCCTGTACCTGCCGCAATATCAAGAGCTAAAGCTAAACCATCTTGTGACTTCTTAACATCGCCTGTAGCTGTAAGAAGGGTTCTAAAGGCTGGTCGAAGGTTGTCATCAAGAACGCCAGTAGCGCGTTGTAAATCACCAATAAACTTCTCAACTTCGATTGAAGCAAAGGCGTTGCCTGTGTTGGCTAGGGCTAAGGCTAGTGATCGTGCAGCCTTTTCATCTTCTGCAAATGCTTTAACTGATGCTTTACCAAATGCGTATAACTTAGATGCAGCAAAGACTCCAGCAAGTTGCTTGCCTAACTTGGCAACGGATTTCTCAAGTTTCTGTGAAGCCGTTTCTGCTTGCTTGAATGCTTTATTGCCTGTGTATTCGGCTGCAATATCTATAACGACTTTAGCCATCAGCGATTGCCTACCATTCTGTTAAAAGTCTTTCCTGCATTTTCAATAGCTCTTACAACTGCTAAGGTCGCTTTGCCTTTGTCATTCTCCCAAGCAGCATACAAAGCGCGACCTTGTTCGTTTGCTTTGCCTTTCATTGGTGGAAAAGATTGAGCAAAGTTAGGTCGTGATGAAGGCTTATTGCCTGGAGCGTTACGCCCTGCTATTTCATAGATTGAGCCTGCGCCTGAAATGTTACGAAGCTGTGCTAACGCTCTAAATCCTCTTGAGTTTGCCTTTGATGGAGTCGTCTTATAACCAATGCTGCGCCTCATGACTGCTGCGTTAAATACAGGAAACTTGCCACCTTCTCTAGCCCAGTTGCTTAAAGGCGATTGAGAAGGAATAAAACCTCTAGCTTCTTTTACAACAGGCTTGAGATAACTAGCAATTTCCTTTTGTGTTTCTTTGGCTAAGTCTGGAGCAAAGTTACGCAATGCCTTTCGGAGTTCAATGCCGCCCTTTACGCTTGCTGGCATTTCTCATCTCCTTTGCTTCATCCTGTAGAACCTTAATTAGGTTCTTTAGCATTACTTCATCTAGCTCTAATAATTGTTGTGGCGCGATCCCGAGTCTGACACTTAATTTAGCAATCAGATAGGTGATCGAGTCGCGCCCTAAGCCAAAGGGTCATCATCTAATACCTCAACCGAAGTCAAGGTTTCAATGAATTGCTCTCCGAATGGCTTAACAGTTTCACCCGAACGGCGGATACATTCCCAGGCAAGCCAGAAGATATCGCTCTGCTTCTGATCTTCGATGAACGCTTTGTGAAAGCCCTTCTTAGCGTAAATCTCGAAGCCATACTGCACTAATGGAGTGATTGGGTATTCCCCAACTTGTCCATCTGCCCTTGTTACTTTTAACTTTGCCATGCTGCGCCCCTTTTTTTAGTTGTTTAGAAAGTACCTGTTGTGGCTACTGCAACTGTTGAGTTAGCAGTAAATGTGATTGATTGTGTGCCAATATCGCCAACAGCACCGTTGATGTCTGTTGTGTTATTGACTAACAATGAAACTGTGTAGAGAGGGTTTGTAGCAGAAACTGCTGTTCCCTTTGTCTGTAGGAATACTGCTGTGACAGTTGTTCCCCATGCAGCTTGAAGTGTCGCAAGGACGTTAGCTGATGCTGTGTCATTGAGAAAGTCGATTGTAACTGTAGATGCCTCTAAGCCCTTTACGAACTTGTGAGAAGAATCGCCCATTGCTGTTACTTCGAGTTCATCAAATGAACGGTTGATTGTTACTGCTGTTACATGGTCACTAAGATCAACAGAGTTAATCTTAACGCCTACGTTATTGTTTAGAAATACAGCCATTAGGATTATTCCTCGTCTTTCTTAGTAGATGCTGGCTTTGGTGCTGAAGTAACCTGCCCGATTTTCTTCAGGAAGGCTTCGTTTTCTTTTTCCCATTCGGACAT